TGCGGGCTGCTTAAAAGAGACGGTATTGAATTTGCCGCTAATTCTCCTTACTTCCATCTATGTGAAGATGTTGTAGTTAAACCTAAAATGGGTCAAGTCTTACCGCACCGACACCTTATATCTCAACCTGACTCTAAATAATTAACCCCCACGACATTTAGCCGAAACTAAATACACGTTCTATTCCTATTAAGGTCAACCCGTCACTTTGCGGATGTAGGGGTAATCCTTACGACATTTAACTTGCGTTAAATACACGCTCTATTCCAATTAAGGTCAATCTGTCGCTATGCAGATGCAAGGATAATTTTATTTTACTTTATTTTTTAACGGTGGCAAACCTTTCTTCTCTCTGTAAGCATTTGTAATTTTTTCAGATAAATTTGGTCGTTTTATTTTCTTACCTAAAGCCTTCTTTACCTTATTTACTACCTGCTTGATAATCGGTTTGACAGCCTTCAATAATATTGGTGTGGATAGTGCAGCCGTAGTAGCCACAAGAGTTATTCCCCCTGTTTTTACTACTTGAGGCACTGTTGGTATCGCATCAACTATCTGCTGTTGAACATTTAATTTTTTATATCTAGTTACACAACGGTTTCCTACCAATTCATACTTAATAATCTGTTTAGTACCTTCTTCTACTTTTG